AGCGGTTGTAAATTTTGCTACTAATTCTGCTAGGGTATCGACCGTTGCTAGGTCGGTAATAGCAGTAGTGTTCACAGCTAGTGCGGAATAGATACCAGCACCAATTGATGTAATATGAGCCATTGTTATTCTCCAATTATTTTGAATGTGATCATGTGGTCACCTCTATATAAAGAGGGATCATCACGATCGAGTCCTAGCACATTGATTGTACTAGGGCCAAATTGCGTTCCGTTTTGCAAAGTTTTACCTTGAAAAAATCCATCTATTGAATCACCAATACTGAAGATTTCTTTATCTCCCTTACCAGCTTTAACATAGATTGAAATTATTACCGCCCCTGAAAGAGACTTCTTAAGTGCATAACTATCAAAAACAGGTGTTCCAGGGATAATATGTAATTTAACAAAAGAGTCGGTAGCGATTGCTCCTTGATAGTTATCAGGATAAGCTGCTACTCCAAGTGCATTCCATGCGGGTGTTGCAAATACACCGTATATATCGGATCGTAAGTGTTCAAACATTATTTGCTCCTTACAATAACAGCCGTAACGATAAAACTATCATCCACAACCTTTACGATATTATATACAGCTGCACCTATAGTTACTTCAGTATACACAGAGAAATCTTCCCCAGTAGACTTAGTTAATAAGTACGTTGTAATAGTCGGCACACCATTGGATTCAGACATGCTACTCTGTACAACTACACGTTTAGTGATAGTTTGAGTAGTCTGAACTACTTCACCCGAAGTGAAGTTAAATGCGGAAACAGACTTATTACTAAATGTTGCATCAAGAGCAAGATCACCAATTTTCTCGAATGCTCGATCGACTGCCTTTGTGACCTTATTTCTTTGTGACATTTAGTTTGCTCTCCACCATAAGCGAGCTCCTTGTTCCACCAAGAAAGGCTTAATAAAGTTTTTAACTCTATTTGGAACCATGGGAATTCGTGTTACGTCTTTTGTTGAATCTTCAATTTCAATTGGACCTACTTTAATTCTTTCGAATGTTTGAGTAGTGTTATCCAAGAGATTTTCATTTGTGAGTAAATGCAGAGTTAACTCGTAAGTTGCTACCTTCAACCTGTTAGGATATTCGTTATCTGCAATAGTCTTCTGAAAACCTAATTTAGGTTCGTAGTAAACTACATCCTTACGAGGCCATGCAAGACTTTGGTTGGAACTGACAGCAACACCAATAAATTGATTCTCATCAAGCATAAGAGTTGCGGTCACTATTGCTGACTCACGATCTTCAACAGTAGCTTCAATCCAAGCATTGCAGTCAATCCTTGTATTGAAATAAGCCACTGCGTCATTGTAAGTAACATAGGAGTTGGTACCTTGTACTAGTGCCATCAGTTCCTCCTAGGGATTAAGCGTGTAGAATTGGTAGAATACCTAGGTTTAAAGCATCCATCTTACGTGCCCATGAACCAGCAGTAGCGTAAGCACTGTTAGTTGCGAATACGGAAGTAGAGCCATTCCAGTCGTAGCCCATTGGGTGAGCAACGAAACCATAGCGATACCAAATGCTGGTAGAACCACCACCAGTATATGCGGTAGCATCACGGAATAGTTCAACAGGGGTAGGTACAGCGATGGGGCTGAACTGGATAGAACCAGGCTTAACTAGTAGAGTTGTCTTGGTAGAGACATCATTAACGTTAGCGCTAGCGGATAGGTCACCCTGTGAAGCACGGGTTAGGACTAGACGGAACTTACCACCAAAGATAGTTTGGAATGATAGATTACCATCGGTTACCATGGTGATGTCTACTAGATTAGCAGCACGTAGTTCAGCTAGAACTTCAGGGCTGGTTACCATGTACATGTAGTCAGGCTCATAGTCCTTGAATGCCATGCCAAGAGCTTGGAATAGACGTTGACCACGAGCAGCACCAACGGCTGTAGAGTCAAATAGTTTACGCTTGTCGCTAGAACCGGTAGCAGCGGCACCGAATACGCCAGCAGCGTTGATGTCTACGAAGGCACCTACGCCAGCGCTGTCAGCATTGGTATCATATGCAACGATACCAGCACCACGAGCGACTTCAGCGGCGGCTACACCCTTGAGTACGGACATAACGGCATCAGACTCGTCATTAGCACGAACTTCAGCGAAGTCACGAGCAATCTTGGCTAGGCCGTCTTGCTGGCTGATAACTGACTGTAGGTTGATCTGTTGTGAACCGAAGGTACGAACAGTCTTGATGTAGTCAGCGATCTCAGTAGAAATGTCGGTATAGGTACCAGTGGCTGAACTAGAGAGGCTAGCTACGTTAATGTTAGCAGCTAGGGGTTTGTACCAACGGAGCTGGCCGGTGAAGCTCTCGCCATTGGGTTCGATACGTGCATCGGTACCAACGATACCTGAGCTATTAATACGCTTAGCGGTTGTGTAAGCTTCGTCAGAATATGCGCTAATAGCAATAGCAACGTTCTTAAATAGTGTATGGTCAATCATTTAAAATTTCTCCTAAGAGTTATAGATTGAAACTACCAAGTTTACCTGCGGCAGCAAGTTGAAGAACTTCTGCTTGGGTTAATTGTGTTAGTTTCTTAGTGGGATCCAGGTTAGGTGTACCGTTCATTGAACCGTTACCACCACCAGAGTTTTGTTTAGGTTTGAATAGGAAGGAATTATCCTCATTCTTAACATATTGTTGTACGAAATCCTTAATAGTAACACCAGATTTATGAATCCAGCTTCCTGTCTCAGGATCTTGGACCAACTGTTCGAGAATATCACGATAAGCCATATCGCTTGATCGCTCATTTCGGAAGTCAAGACCAGTTAATGCGTTACGAACAGCACTATCACGAGTCAATTGAGTTACTTTTG